CAACAACAACAACAACAACAACTACTACTTCACCACCACCAACATCGCCTCCACTAGCGTTAAAGGCCCCAGCGGGCCTCAAGGCCCCCACGGGTCACTGGCAGCATGGTATCATCAGATTGCTGACCCCATTATTAGTCCAATTGCCGGAGCCAGTTTTGGCGTACCGAGGAAATGGGAGTCACACTTGCCAGTGACAGTGGGGGGTCCACTTATTCAAGGTTTCCATCCTGTGGTTCCAGACAACGGCTATCACAATTTTGTGGCAGCATTTCGCAAGCGTTGCAATTATAACAGCAAGCTCCGGGCTTCACCTCGTGTGATTTCTGGGGCTCTCCAGTTCCAATCGTGGTTAGTGTCTGAGCCACTAGCCACTTTTGACTGGACGGAAGAGCTGTTTGGCAAGTGGGTCTCCAAGTTCGGCAAGGAAAAACAAGGCAGAATGCGTCAGTCTCTCGAGCGGTTCTGCACCAGTCATGTTAAAGACTTTTCGTCAAAGGAAGTTTTTGTCAAGACTGAAGCCTTACTTGTGGCCCACAAGCCTAATTGGGCACCACGTGTCATTTACAAGGGCACTGATGTCTACAATGCTTTGTCTGGTCCTATAGCCTGTGAACTCATGGACAGGCTAGCCAGACTGTGTGATCGACATGATGCACCAACACGCTTCAAATTGGCGTACAAGAAAACCGCACCTGAGTATGTTCCCTTCTTGGAGTCAGACTCCGGGGAGTACTTGGAGTGCGACTTTTCTTCGAACGACAAATTGCAGTGTGCTGATGTGCACATTCTGTCCGCAAGGATGTACAGGCTTCTCGGGGCTCCCGAGTGGTTTGTGCGTCTGTATTGTCTCAGCGACAGGTTTATCGTGTCTAACCGCAAGCATTCCGTCAGTGCTGTTCTTGAACATCAGTTGCCAACTGGTGCGACAGATACAACACTCAGGAACTGTTTGTGGAACATGACCCTGTCGTACATTTGCATTGTGTTGGAGATGAAAGCAGCTAGTTCCCGATCTGGTATCCTCGGGGATGATGCTGTGCACAGGATCTCTA